AACAGACAGACAATTTACAATTACAGTTTCACCACCAGTTGTTACATTTTCACCAGACGGTGGTTCATTAGGTTCTCTATTAAACTTTAATAGAAATGCTAACCAACTAACATCAGTAACTGCTTCAATCACTTCAGGTACAGTTGACAGTTTTGCCGTAACAGCAGGTTCTTTACCTTCAGGTGTTTCAATGGCATCAAACGGTACTTTTTCAGGAACGGCAGCTGCTGTTGGTTCAGATACAACTTACAATTTTACAGTAACAGCTACTTGTAGTGTTACAACATCAGGCGACTTAACAGCTACAAAAGCATATTCTTGTGTAGTAGGTGCGCCTGTAACAGCAGTATTTAACGCCTCAGGAACATTTACAGTTCCAGCAGGATTAACAAGTGTTGACGTACTGGTTGTTGCTGGAGGCGGAAACGGTGGTGCTGCTGGCGGTGGTATTCAATATGAAAAAGGTGGCGGAGGTGGTGCCGGTGGTTTGATTTACAGACCAGGTTATCCAATTTCTCCAGGTTCACCAATTTCAGTTTCAGTAGGAGACGGTACAGGTCCAAGAACACACTCACCTTGGGGAACAGGTTCCAGAGGTGCTGATAGTAACTTCTCTGGTCTAAACGCACAAGGCGGTGGCGGTGGAGGAGCAACAACAGGAGGATCTGGTGGTGGTTCCAGAGGTAATGGTCCTGGAGGATTTTCAGGCAATCAACCTGGCTTACCAGGAGATTCAGGTTCTTATGGATTTGGAAATCCAGGTGGTAACAACTCAGGTCACCAATCAGGTGGTGGCGGAGGTTCTGGAGGCCGAGGCGGTACTCCAAACGGAGGTTCATCACGTTCTTACTCAATTTCAGGTTCATCTGGTGGCGGTGGAGGTTACGGTGGTAACGGAGGTGGCGGTGGTGCCGGTAACTATAACGGACAAAACGCTACATCAAATAGAGGTTCAGGTGGTGCAAACGGACACGAAACACCATCAGGCGGAGGCGGAAAAGGTATCGTTATCGTTTCTTACTAAATAATTTTAAATTATTAATTTTGAGGAGTATAATATGAGTGAAGTATATGAAGAGAAGGATAGACCTGAAATAACTGGCGATATGCCGGAGAATTTTCAAAAATTATTTGATTATGGTCCAGGTTCTATCACTAAAGATCACAAAGATGTTGCTAGAGAATTAGCAAATTTTATAGAAGATAATCCTAACATACCAATAACAATGTACCCGGCTCTGTTAAGAGAGAGGTTTGAAATAGTTGAAAAACCTACTTTAAAAGTAGAAGATTCAAAATGGTACAAATATACAAAAGACGGACCTGATTTAGGACCATCTATACAAGGTTTTGATTTGGTTGATGGTGGAAAATTAAAAATTCCATATATCGGATTGGGAGCTAATTTAGATAGATTAGACCAATTCATTGACCACGTCATTGAAAAACATAAGCAAATTGAAAGTGAAACTGAGGAAAAATAATGGCAGATACAATTAAAATTGACGGTGTTGAATATAAAGATGAACAATTAACACCTTATTTAAAAAATATTATTGTTGCAAGACAAGAAATACAACAAAGTAGAGTTAGACACAATATAGAAATTGAAAAGATTGATGTTTTAACTGAATACTACAATAAGAAAATTAAAGAAGAGATAGACCAAATAAAGGAAAAATAAATGTCAGCTATTGCTAACCTTACTATAATTCAAGGAACTACATTTAGTTCGGATGTAACGGTTACAGATAGTGCAGGTGATGTTTTTAGTTTAGTTGGTCATACATCATATGCTCAATTATCAAAGGGTTATGGTGATAATCATACTAGAGTTTCTTTTTCCACAAGCAATAACGATAGTACAGGTGTTATAACTTTAACATTAACTTCACAACAAACATCAGCATTAGAAGAAGGTCGATATGTGTATGATGTTGTGATTGTTAATCAATCAAGTACAGTAACAAGAGTTATTGAAGGTATTGCAACAGTATTTCCAAGAGTATCAGAAAATTATTAAATTCTTGCTATTTTATAGTATAGTTTTATTATAAATATTAATAAATTAAGGATTAATAGGTTATAAAACTATGGTAAAAGCAATTGTAAATCAATCTGGAGGAGTTACTGCTAAAATAACTCCAAATTCAGGTGGACGACCACAACAAGTTGCTGTAACTTTACCAGGTGGTAACCTACAAAATAGTGCCTTATCATTGAAATTATTAAATGATGTAGTAACAACAGGTATCGAAGAGGGTGCCTTATTACAATATAGAGCAAGTGACCAAAAATTTGTTGCTAGAACTGAATTAGATACGGATGCAGGTACGCTAACTTTTAACGGTGGAAGCTTTTAGGGAGATTTAAATGGCAACAGTAATTCAGATAAAAAGAAGTTCGGGAACTTCGGCACCAAGTACACTGAAACTTGGAGAATTAGCTTACACCTACGGAACTGGTTCACAAGGAAACTTAGGTGACAGATTATTTGTAGGTGAAGGAGGCGTTGACGGTAACGGTGACGCTAATAATATAACAGTAATAGGTGGTCAATATTTTACAGACAAACTAGACCACGTTGACGGTACATTAACAGCAAACTCAGCAATAACAGTTGATACAAATAAAGCTATTGATGAACTGTTTATAGGAAATTCAACCACAATCGGTGGTACTATCAAGTTTAACGAAGGTACAGATAACGGTACAAATTTTATTGCCTTAAAATCTCCAAACAATGTATCATCATCTACAACCTTTGTTTTACCTAACGGCGACGGTTCTTCAGGACAATTTTTAACAACTGACGGTTCTGGTAATTTATCATTTGCAACAGTAACACAAACTTTATCTATCGCTGCTGATAGTGGTTCAAACGACTCAGTAAGTACAGGTGAAACAATCACATTTACAGGTGATACAGGTATTTCAACAAGTGTTACAGATAATGAAATTACAATTGACTTAGACGACACAGCAGTAACACCAGGTTCTTATGGTTCTGCTTCAGCAATTCCAACTTTCACTGTAGACCAACAAGGTCGTTTAACAGCTGCAAGTACAGTTAACGTTGCTACATCATTAACATTAGTTGATGAGTCTTCAACAGCAACAACAATTGATTTATTAACCGACACACTTAAAATTTCAGGCGGTACTGGTCTTGCAACTTCGGTTTCAGGCGACACATTAACAATAGACTTTGATGACAATGCTGTATTTAACGGCCTTGATATGAATGGTACTGAGTTAATTTTAGACGCTGACCAAGACACAACAATTACTGCTGATACGGATGACCAAATAGATTTTAAAATTGGTGGTAATGATATTTTAACAGTAACACCAGGTGTTTTAGACCTTAAAAATGATGGTTCAACTGTTTCAAAAATATTATTATATTGTGAATCAAGTAATGCTCACGCACAAACACTTATAGGTGCACCACACTCAGAAAATGCAACTAATACTTTAACACTACCAAGTTCAGGTGGTGATGCTAAATTAGTTTCAACATCTTCAACAGCTACACTTACAAATAAAACAATTAATAGTAATGCAAATACTTTACATATTGATTTAGATGACTTAGCTACGTTTACTGGTACACTATCCGAGTTTAACGCAGGATTACAAGGTGACAGTTTTGCTGCTCTAGCTGCAACTCAAACCTTAACTAATAAAACTATAAATGGACCTGATAACACAATTACTAATTTAGTAAATGCTAACTTATCTGGCTCTGCTGGAATTACAAATGCTAACTTAGCAAATCCATCAATCACAATTGGTTCTGATGAACAAGCATTAGGTTCTACAATCACAGACTTAAATGGTATCACTTCTTTAGATGTAGATAATATCACAGTTGATGGAAATACAATTTCGACAACTAATACAGACGGTGATTTAGTTTTAGATCCAAACGGTAATGGTACAGTTGATGTAAATAATAGTAGAATTACAAACGTAAATGATCCAAGTTCAGATCAGGACGCAGCTACTAAAGCATATGTTGATAGTGTTGCAAACGGTTTAGATGTTAAAGAATCTTGTGCTGTTGCTACTACAGGAAATTTAACAGCAACTTATGATAATGGTGCAGGTACTTTAACTGCTACATCAAATGGTGCATTATCAATTGATGGTGTAACACCAAGTGTTAGTGATAGAGTTCTTGTTAAAGATCAATCAACAGCAACTCAAAACGGTATTTACACAGTTACTACAGTAGGTGACGGTTCAACAGTATTTGTACTTACAAGAAGTCCAGACGCAGACACAGCTGCTGAATTAACAGGCGGTACTTTCTTCTTCGTAGAACAAGGTACAGCAAACGCAGATAACGGTTATGTTGCAACTCACAACGGCACGCCAACATTTGGTTCTACAAATATTACATTTGCTCAGTTCTCAGGTGCAGGTCAAATTAGTGCTGGTGACGCATTAACTAAAACAGGTAACCAATTAGATGTTGCAGTTGATGACAGTTCAATTGAAGTATCAAGTGATGCTCTACAAGTTAAAGCATTAGGTATTACAAATGCAATGTTGGCTGGTTCTATTGCAAATGCGAAGTTAAGTAATTCATCAATCTCAATTGGTGGTATTACATTTAACTTAGGTGATACAGATGCAACGCCAGCTTTAGACTTATCTGATGCGACAAGTTATCCAACAAGTTCACTTGTAGGTACTATTGATAATAACCAATTAACAAACTCTATTGTTTCATTTTCAGATGACAGTTCGACAACAGTTGATATAGACTTAGGTGCTACTTTAGCAATTGCAGGAGGTGAAGGTATTGACGCAACAATTTCAGGTACAACACTTACAATTGCGGGAGAGTTAGCAACAACATCAAATAAAGGTGTTGCTTCATTTAGTTCTGATAACTTTGCAGTTTCTTCAGGTGCTGTTACAGTTACACAATTAGATGGCGGAACATTTTAATTTTTAAAAGGAATTAAATGGCTACAATTATAAAATTAAAAAGGTCAACATCAGCATCCAGTATTCCTACTGTTTCTGATTTAGTTGATGGTGAAGTTGCCTTAAATGTTGTTGATAAGAAAATTTATGTAAGAAACGGCAGTGATATTGTTGAAGTTGCAAATAATACTATAGGTGCTGGAGGCGGAACAGATTTAACAAGTGTTGGGACAAATATTATACCCAATGCAGATAGTGGTTATGATATTGGTTCTATAACTGATGCCTTTAGAGATATTTTTGTAAATAGAAATATTAAATCAGGAGATTATGTTTACGGAAACGGTAAAACAAAATGTAATGTATTTACAAATTCTACAGGTTTAAATAAAGCTGATGCTCAATTTGCATTTAGAGTTAAAGTAGATAATCCTGTTTTTAATGAAGTTTTTACTACAAGTTCTGGTTTAAATACAAAACCAATTTCAATAAGTAACAATTTTGATGATAGTAACCCAGCGTTTTTATTTTAGAGGAATATAATGGCAGATAAAACACCAATTAGATTAGTATTTGACGGGTCAACACCTACAGGTATTGCAGAATATCAAACAGGTGATACAATTGCAAACGAGTTTTTAAGTAATTCAAGTTTTACTTTAGTTGACGATAGTTCAACTGCTACAACTATCTCATTAGGTGAGAGTATGAAGATTGGTGGTGATACAGGTATTACTACTACTATCTCAGGCGATAATATTTCAATAGATTTAGATGATACAGCAGTTACACCAGGTTCTTATGGTTCTGCTACACAAATTCCAACATTTACGGTAGATCAACAAGGTAGATTAACAGCTGCAGGAACAGCTAATGTTGCTACAGATTTAACAATTGTAGATGATAGTTCTTCAAGTGCAACGATTTCACTACTAACAGACACATTAAAAATTGGCGGTACATCAAACGAAATAGAAACATCTATATCTGGTGACGCAATTACAATTGGATTACCAAATGATGTAACTATAAGCAATAATTTAACAGTATCAGGTAACTTAACAGTTTCAGGTTCAACAACAACTGTAAATACAGAAACAATTAATTTAGCTGATAACACAATTGTTCTAAACTCAAATGCTACAGGTTCTGCTTCAGAAAATGGTGGTATTGAAATAGAACGTGGTGATGATACAAATAAAACATTATTATGGAACGAAACAACAGAT